TAGTTTCATTACCAAAACTAGTTGTTAATAATTTACCAGTTAGTGCAACATTTACGGATCTACCATTAAATGTTTGATCTACAACTTGTACATAATCATATGTTGCAAAATAATCAACAGGGAATTCAATATATGGGTTTTTAAATACCCAACCATCATAGTTTACATATGCGGTATCAAAAGGCGAAATGCTAACTACAAGTACTAATATACCAGAAGAGGTCGATACTAAGTTACCAGTTAAAGCAACATTTACACTTTGACCAGTTGTCGCAGTACCTACAGAACCCCTAGATGTTGTTAAGGAAATACCAGTTAAAGCAACAGATAATACTTGACTAGTAGTTTCATTACCAAAACTAGTAGTTAATGATTGTCCAGTTAGTGCGGTAGATATCGACTGTACGGTACCTACAGAACCCCTAGATGTTGTTAAGGAAATACCAGTTAAAGCAACATTTACACTTTGACCAGTTGTCGCAGTACCAAAACTAGTGGTTAATAAGTTACCAGTAAGTGCGACAGATTTTGATTGACTTGTACCAACAGAACCTTTTGATGTTGTTAAGGATATTCCGTTAAGTGTTACGGTAGGTGTTGCTGATAAAAGTCTTAATAGTAATGACATTGATTATACTCAAATCCTTAACAAGTTTATAGTATTTATTAAGGATTTGAGTTTTACAATTTTATTCCCAATAAGAGTCTACAGATACTAATACAGAGATTACACCAGTAGTTGTTACTGCTCCAAAATTCCTAGCAATGAAATGCAAATATTCACCTGGATTAACTACTAACGGAGAGTTGAATGCCATATAAGCACCACCTGAAGAACCCACTACACCAACTGCTGATGTTACAGGAAATGTCTCAAACCCAACAGCAATTTTTCTAGGTCCTTTTGTACCAGTGTTAGCATCAGTTGTTGCTAGAGTAACAGCATTAGAACCTACAGCAACTGAATATCCATATAATACTGGACCACCTGCTAGAATTGTTGTAACTGCTCCGTGGAATTTAACACCTTTAATATAAAGCGTTTTACCTGATAATACATTAGATGGAACTGGGTTTAAGAAAGAGCCTAGAATCCCGTCAATACCTTGTGCTAAAGTAGGTAGTACTGGAAATAATCCACCTAATCCAGAATATACTGAAGATGCATTATTGATAGCAGAACCTGCCGGGTTGACCGTAGTCGTTACATTGGTCAATAATGATGTCTGACCCATAGTACCACCAGATTGACCTTGTATACCAGATTTACCTGCGATAACTGCGATTTCTGAAATAGATTTGCCTAAACCACCAGCATCTTGTAAACCAATAAACACATAGCCAATTTTTAAAGTGTTTGCTACTGATGGTGCAGTTGCTCCATTTATTACTCTAGCACTAAACGGTTGTGCAGAAGTAAAGACAGGCATTCCCATACCAACAGGAGAATTAATAACACCAACACAAGACCCATCAATATAAAATAAAACCCGATCATCTTCACAAACAATTCTATATTTTACCATCGCACCTACAGCAGGAGGAGAAACTACTGTAAGCGTATATTCTGTACCATTGTTATTCACTACACATTTTAGAGTACCACCAGAATCATATCTAAATAATACCCCATCGGTAACTGCGGCGTTTGTTAAGAATTGGAATAATCCAAATTCAATTACGCAATTTGTTTGCGGTGAAGAACTTAGAGAAACATCCATATTACAATAAGTTGCCAAATCAGAATAAAATGGGAAATATTGATAAGTTTTTACTGAACTATAAGTAGATAATGTGTTTATTGACGAAGCATTTAAGGTTAATGAACCACCTGCAACTGTAACGGTTTGAGTTGTTACTGTTTGATAAAAAAGAGCAGTATTTAATGCTGTATAGTTGAAGGTTTCGACAAACAAAGGAACTGGTTGTCCAACACCTATTCTACCTTGTGCTGAAACTCTAACTTCTTGTGAAATTCTGCCTGCTGGGTCTCCAGTCTCAGACACATCTGATGCCAACATGACATACCCAGATTGTGCTGGACTAAGAGGCATATTTACTTTTACATTACCATATCCATCTAAACCAGAAGATGCTACTACTACGTCTAAAGCCATTTTATTTTCCTATATTTTAGTCTGACCATACCCAGCGAACAGCAAAGGCACCTGTTAATTTGTGAATACTTCTTGCGTATATGGTGAATCCTGTACTTGCAGTAGGTGTGCCACAAGTAAGTGAGGCGAGTGCTGGAAAATACTTATGATCAGAGGCAGTGTGTGATACGGTTGTATCGTCACCCATAACAAATGCTTCTACCTTTGATGTGGCCAATATTGCACTTTGTCCTGTCACTGTTATAGATGCCTCATTGGATCCGGGGTCTGAACCAAAATCTAAAGTAGCTGTACCAATACCACTGGCCATATTATTATCCTATCAAAATTCATTAATAAACTATTTATACAAAAAAACTCCTACCAGTTACCCAATAAGAGTTTTAGTGTTAGAATATAAACAGATTAAGCAATGCGAATCAAACCTTGAGTATTGTTGTTTGAAGGCATAGTTAAAGTAAAAGTACCTGAAGTGATACTTTGTGCTGAGAATGTAAACACCCCAATTGCACTTTTAGAAGCCAAAGTACTATTGTAAATAAGTAGAGTATCAAAGCCTGTTATAGTAACACCAGTCCAAGTCATACTAGCACTTGGAGTCCAGTATGCAGTAGTACCGCCACCTAATGTTGGTGCAGTAGCATTAGTAACTACTAAACCACCAGTGGTATAACCAGCACTTGTTACTTCACCTGTAGATGTATATGCAGTAGAAGAGGCGGTTATGGTTGCAGATGAAAGATAAAGCGAACCAAAAAATGAATCAGATTGAGCCTTACCACCTGTTTGAATAGAGAATGCATGAACGCCGTTCATGATATCTGTTTTAAAAGTATTACATAATCCTGCTGTATTTGCCATTGTAGTTATTCCTTATTGTTTAGAAAGTTGATTGTTCAACACCTAGAGATTGAAAAGGGTTATTAGTATATGTGTGTGAATTTGCTTTAACAAGTTCTTCTCCGAGATACCATTCTTCTCTAAAAACCATATGAGTAGGATCAGTAATCCATTCGGTTTTATAAAATAATGCACCCACAGGTAAATTACCTTTAGATGTAGCGATTAGCGGTTCATCAGTTGGGTTTGCTGAAGCAATTTGTACAGAATAATCAATATCAGACATTTTTTATCTCGTTATATAAGGAACTATTGTAATTAACCCATCACCAATTTTAAATTTATGGGTAGACGGATCGGTTAAAAATATATCATACATATACTTACCACTTAAAGTAGATGTTATGCTATGTGGTAAGAACATAGAAACCTTACCTAATCCAGCATTCATTACAGTCATAGTAAATGATACATACTCAGTGGAAGTATGGTTTTTTCTTATTTGAGCGGCAATAGTATAATTAGTTAAATTAATTATTGCATCATTAATATCAAGTACTGTAAATGTTCTAGTATAATCAGAACCTTGATTTATTTCTAAATTATAAGACATCGTTTACCTTGAACTATGAAGTATTTATTATTTATTGTATTTCAGAATAGGTACATCCGTGTAGTTCCAACTCCAAAACTATTTATCTAAATTTTTTGTATCACTCTATGAGTATCTACTATCTGGGCTGTAGCCAATAATAATTGTTGACTAGACTCATTTGCTTGTGTCATTTCATTTCTAAAACTTTCAACAGCGGCAGATGTACTACGTTGTTGCATAGAATTTTCTATTAATAACATAGGCATCCATGTGATAGCACAACCAACTTCATCAACTACTTCACCGGTATTTGGATTAGTACCTGCAAGTTTAGTATACCATGCACATTTGTGTATAGCATTATCTTTTATTTCTTCGCATTTTGACCCTAATGGGCAAGTTAATATAGTTTTAATTTCACTCATAATAAAGTCTCAGTTATTTAGTTTTTAGTGCATATAATCATATCTATATATCTAGGTTGCCAATCAGCAGAACCAGCATTGGTAGCAATAGTACCTGCAGGAGTACCAGCAGAGTTGGATGATATTGATGCATACCCTGTACCAGTATTATAAGCTGTATTACCAACACTATTTGCATCCCCACCTGCTAGCGTACCACCAGTTACTGATTTAAATGTGTAACTGTGACTATGACCAGCATCAGTATGTGTGTGGTTACCTAAAGGAGTACCAGTAAAAACGTGAGTATGTGCCGAAACTGTATTATGTATAATAGGTGAATCTGTACCAGCAACTCCGCCACCAGTTAAGTTAGTAACCCTAAGCATACGATTAGTAGCAGTATCAGTTGTATCTTGTGTCCAACCAGTAGGCGCGGATGCCTGTGCAAACGGTATTCTTGTGCCAGCAGGAAGATTTGCAGCATTATAAGGAGTGAATCCTAGAGCAGTAGTTACCATGCCAGATGTTATACCACTTATAAATCCAGATGGGTTAGTAGTATTATAAGGAGTGAATCCTATAGCACTTAGTACTCTTGTATTTGTAATTAAATTACTAATTGGATAAGATTCCCATGCAGAACCCGTAGAATGTAGTACGTTATCTAATGTACCATAAGGTAAAGATTGTATTGCACCAGTACCATTTCCTAATAGAACACCACCTGTGTAAAATGACGTTGTACCGGTACCACCATTTACAATTGTCAAGGCATTAGTTAATGATAAAGTTGGTATAGTAATTACTGGTGTACTAGATAGATATGATGCAAATGTTAGGTTTCCACCTAAGTACCATGTAGCCGTATATACATTTACCATGTTCCCATGGCTTAAATACAGTGAGAAATTTTGCTGTGTAGAATTTCCTGCATCCCCGTATAGACCTATATTATAACCTGCTGTGTGAGTATGATTAGAATATCCTCGTACACCTATACACCATCCTGTATCTGTAGGATCGGTTACAAATCCTTCCCCAACTACACCAGAAGCGGTACTTGAACCATATGTATAGCCTATACCGTATAATCCAATTCCATATGACCTAAATGTAGCTGTACCTGATACCGTTCCACTATTTGCGGTTGATACTGTTAATACATTAGTTCCAGTATTAATATTTGTAATAACATTATCTGTGCCTGTTATAGTAGATGACCCTCCTATACCTGTACCAGAAATTCCCATACCAACATATAGACCAGTAACACTATTTACAGTTACGGTAAATTCACCTGAATTCCCAGCCGTAAATGTTTTGGTCAATGATGAAGACTGTGCTTCGGCTATGACACCTATATTATGTACCTCACCGTGTAATTCGGAAGTTGTTACATTAGATATAATTACACTCGAAAAGGGAAATCTTACTGTTGATGCGGCAGTACCTAGATATAAATTTGTGCCTCCTGTAACAGGAAGTCTAGTTGCGATATCATTGTTTAAATTAATAAAATTTGTATCGACTTCGGTATTAGTCAATGTACTATTTTTAACAGTACATCCAGTTCCCGATGTTACTCTCGTTATAAGTGATGCCATTTTTATTCCTGACTGTTATTAACTAAGTTTAGATTTTAGAATTTCAACTTCTTTATATAATTCTTTTATTGCCGCAAATGATAAAATACCTAGTTTTGTATAATCTACCGCAAGTGAACCATTTTCTCGTGTTCTAACAGCCTCAGGAAATACTACTTGTACATCTTGTGCAATAACACCAAAATCTGATTTTGTAATAAAATAACCATCTTCACCACCTTGTTCTTCGATATATGAATCTGTCCAGTCAAAATATTTTGACCCAATTGATAGAACTTTATCAAGAGCATTATCAATATCTCTAACATTTTCTTTAAACTGTTTATCTGAAGTAGCATATGCTGTAATGTTACCAGTAGCCTTTAAATCACCGGCAGTACCCGATGCGGCAAGACCAACACCCATTGAATTTACTTGTAAGTTCGCACCAGTACCTAAGGCAGTTTGTTTACCATTAAATGTATTCCAATCAGTAGTTGTAAGATAACCACTGACAGAAGTTGATGCGGCCGCCATTGATATGACAGGCGCAGTCCCACCAGAAGATGCTACTGGGGCAGTTGCAGTAACACTGGTTACAGTACCAGAACCTTTTCCGTTGAATGTTGACCAATCAGTCGCACTTAATAAACCTCTATTAGTTGCAGATGCAGTAGGGACATTCAAAGTTATAACCGGAGTTGTTGTTCCAGTTGCAACAGATGAAGTTATATCAGTTCCAGTTGTAGTTAATGTTATGGCTGCAACAGAAGTAACTGTACCAGTGGCACTACTTGTGCCTGCGCCAATTGCAGTTCTAAAAGTAGCGGCATCTAATGTAGATACTGTATTATTAGCATTGACTTGAAGAAAGCTTATTGCAGCTACATTTGTTAGTGTGAATAAACTATCTCCTAATGTAGTAGAACCTAAATTTGTTCTTGCACCACCAGAAGTTGAACTACCTGTACCACCCTGTAATACCGCTAATGCATTGGTTAAAGTTAATGTGGGTATAGTAACACTGAATGCACCAGAGAAAGTTAAATTACCTCCGAGTGTCCAAGTTTTAGCGCCAACTGAATAGATACCACCATTATTTAAATACAAAGAATAACTAGATGAACCATTTGAGGCATCACCATATAGACCTATGTTCAATCCACCTGCATGAGTAGCATTTGCATATCCTCTAACACCAATAGAAGCGCCTGTATCACCCGTGGCAGTTACATGACCTTCACCGACTACACCACCACTTCTAGCAGCGGCATTAGTATATCCATGTCCGTATATACCAACACCGAAAGAAGTAAATGAACCATTACCTGATACAGCACCAGAATTAACTACAGATAATGTTACTGTTAGTGTTGAGATTGATGTAATTACTGCATCAACTCCTATCCCTGTACCCGTTACCGCTTGTCCAATATATAACCCAGTGGCAGAACCTACTGTGATAGTGTTTGTTGATACTGTACCCGAAATAGTAGTTATTACTTCTGTTCCCTGACCTTCTCCTAAAAGTCCTATATTATGACTTTCTTGTAGCATGATTGCAACTGGTACAGATGATGCAGCCCCTACTGCATTAGGGAATCTTTTGAATAACATTGTACCAGAAACAGTACCAGTATTATTCTGTGAAAGTGTTATAGTAGTACCAACAACAGTGATTACAGAGGCATTGGTAGCAATACCTGTACCACTAACAACCTGTCCGACTGCAATACCAGTTCCAGAAGAAACAACAATTGTATTGGCACCAGAAGTACCTGTTGCAGTAGGATTAAACTCTATAGATGTTCCTTCATAAACTCTAGTAGCAATATCATTGTTGAGATTGATAAAATTTGTATCTAGTTGAGTATTTGTTAGTGGTACATTAGCAACCGTGACCTGAGACGCAGTTATTCCAGTTCCTGTAGTACTTCTAGTTGTTAGTGCGGCCATTAAAGTTTCCTATTAAACCAGTAATTTAGTATGTTCATTGTTTATTTATTAAAGAAAGAATGAGTTGTTTTATCTCAGCAAATTCATCTTTAATTATTTTTAACTCGTCCGCTTGTCTCAGTATTTCATTTTTTTGAGCAGAAACTACAGACCGTTGTCTTACGTAATTATCATACTCAGACTTATTATTATTTATTATGGCGCGGGATGATGTATCCCGCACCAAACTATCATTACCTTGTATTTTTAAGAAATTCATATTACGCACATGCAATAATTCTCAAATCTTTGATTCTAGGTACAGCAGATGAATTAGTAGATTGCATAACAATCTTTACTGCAACCGTATCAAATGGAGTTAAGTTAATGGCAGAATAATCAGTATCATAGAAAGTAGGGTCACCGTTAATAACTTTTACTAATGATGAATCTGAACTTATCAATTTCCAAGTTACTGTACTCAAGTCAGATGAATGAGAAGTTCTATAATAAACAAGTACATTTGCTTCACTAGGTACATTTGCAGAAAGTTTAATTCTAAGGTATGTTGACATATTTGCCAATTTAACATTAGTAGAAACATACTTACTGATAGAAGAACTACCGTCTGGCGTAATTTCATCATAGAACATTACTTGGTTAGTAATAGTTGTTCCTGATATAGATGCCTCACCAGTTAATGTACTACCAACAAATAACTTACCAGTTGTACCATCATCTTTATAACCGGTTACTAGAACTTGTTTATTATTACCCACTGTAGTTGCACCAGAGATAGTAATATAAGAACCAACTTTAATTGTTGCCATTGCAGTTCTAACAGCGGCAATAGTAGATGTAATCGAAGCATCAGGCAAATAAGTATCCGCACCAGCAACAGCAAATGTAAAGGCACCAGTTGTATGAGTAAATGAAGTAACTGTATCAATAACAGCGACATTCATATTATCTTTAGTTGGTGCATTAATCTTATTTGATACCAAAATTGCAGATGTTCTATGTGTATCAACAATAGGAGATAATGCATTACTTGTCGATGAAATAGACAATACCATAGATAGAGGTTTAGTATTAGATAAACCAGTATGTGTTTCGTTTATCTCAGATACAATCATTCTAGGTGTACTGAAATAATTTGTATCATTAATAAAACAAGGTACAAATGAAGAATCAATATTGTACGGTGTTTCTGTACCATCTATTGACCTACCAGCCGCAGTTTTCATAGAAAAAGTTGAACTTGTTTCCGGGAATGACTGTACTTGTATTGATGGGTGGATTGCATCATACTGGATATTTTTAGTAAATGTCCACTCTTCAGTTGAACCTGTAGGACCACCATAACCACTCACGGTAGCAACAGTTGTAGTAGTGAATGTATAAGAATCACCATCAACATTAGATATAGTCTTTGTACCATTAAGTTCTGCAAGAGGAATGCCGTTTACATTACTTGTAATACCAGCAATAGTAACTTTAGAACCAACAACTATATCATAAGGCATACCGTGGTCTTGTTGCCATACACGAACAATATTAGAACCTAAAGTAGTCTGGAATGGAAAAGCATCATCAGAATTTTTAGTTACCCGTGTCAATGGAATAACATCATTGATAAATTCAATAGTTCCAGGGTTACTAATATCAAACTTAGCGCGATATATTGCAAATTTCAAATCTTGATCTTGACAAGCAGTCCAAGTACTAGCATTTTGAGATTTGAATAAAACACCATTGTAAGGTTGTTGCGAAATGGTATTTGTACTATCAGGAATAACATCTCCCATTTGAGAAATCCAAACTTTATATTGGTCGGAATCACTCAACAATACTAATGCATATTCACCATTGTTTTGAACATATACAGGACTAGAAAAATTAAATGTAGTAGCCGTATCATATTTAGGATAGGTAACCCCATCCACCGTAACATTAGAAACTGATAGATTTACTTGTTCAGGTTGCAGAGTAGTACGACTAAAAGGTAGAATTCGTTTGCCAGGATATCCATTTACTACTTCGCGTATTTCAAGAGTAACAGGAATATTTGCATCTTTTCTAGCAAAGAAAATATCAATTTTAGATAAGAAACATCCTCCAGGTTGATTTTGAATCAAGAAAGTTTGTGCCAATGGATCATACCAACCAGTATCACTGACAATACGACTAGTTGATTCGACAATTACTCTATTATCGGTCAAAGGTTCTTGTACTAATTCAGCATTTCTAGTTGCCGTAAATGTAGACTGTTTAGTTTGTAGAATACCACTTGCCTCATAGTTCTTCAATCCTCTTGACCCAAATGAATCGTTAGGACCCGGAACGTCAACAAGTTTGAATTCTCTTGTTCCTGTTCTAAATCTAATAGCGTCATTATTTGGAATATTGTATATTAAATTGATACTACCATTAATGTTACTAATTAAATTGTTACCTATAGTAGCAACAGTTGGAGTTATTGATACTATTCCAACTGCAAGACTAACTGTACCCTTAATCGTATCAGATACTAAAAATGATCCCTTGATAGCCTGTATGAATAATGAATATGCTCCAGTTGAGGCATTATATTCTTTACCAACTACTACACCAGTAGCAGGAGATGAAGTAACAGTATATGTACTTACTCCTCTATTTAATGTATATACTATATCCCCTTTTGTCAAACAAACTTCCGAATCACCGTTTATTCTACGAGCAGTTTCAGATGATAAACTTCCAACATTTGTATTATCATCAAATATTCCAGATGTTACGGTATAAACCATTCTAGTTGCAGGTGTACAATATGAAGATATATCAATATTATCAAAGAAAGGATAGAATCTAGTATTAGGTTTCAAACCTTTTACTTGCACTAAAACATTTCTTGATCTCATATAAGGAATAGCAGCAGTTGATAATATTCTATCTTCTACCAATTGTGTATCAATTTTGGCAACAATTTTAGTATTAACACCTGTACGGGATTGACCTATATTTCGAGCATATGTCTCAGTGACATAACTTCTCATTCCATGGCCTCTGCTACCTAAGTTAGTACCCCATCTTCCGGTTGTTACTATAGCGCCTGCCCATTGAGTTTGCCATGCATTCCAGACTGTGCCTAATGCTCCTGATTTTGTAGCTAATATCTGTAAGGTATTAAAGTTGCCTTCAACATTATTAACAACATCAGGCATACGAAGAGTTTCAAACCAATCATCAGATGCAGGTGTTATACTCATATCACCTAAGAAGGTAAATATTGCAAATGGATTTATGTATTCTGTTCTTGATCCATATTGTTGCTCAACTACCTTGATATGGTCTAATACTGGTAATGTTACGATATCACCGTACATTTTATAATTGTTGTTAGCGCGGTCAACATCATTCGTTTTCTTTTCTAGTAAGTTGATATTTTGCATAGTAAAAAATGGTCTTAATTCATTATTTTCCATATCCATAGCACACAAATAATCAGGTGATGTAGGATTACCAACACCATGACCATTGAAACTATCAACAATAAATCCATTTTTTAGTCTATCTAAACCAGAATCATCCGCTATTTTTAATGAAACCGTGTCTTGTTCTAATAAAGACAATGAAGTGTAATATTCAATGTTATCAATACGTTTTTCAAGTTTTCCGATATCTCTCATTGTATATCGTTTATTCTCAACTTTACTAAATTGTACAGAATATGTTGAAGTATCCATTGTATATGGATACAATGAAATATTATATAACACCATTCCCATAGCAGGGTCTAAAGGTTCACTAGGATTATCAGCGGGTATTCCTTTTAAGTCAAAGAAAACACCATTAAAATCTATAGCAATTTTATCTTTTCTAGGCAAATAATACGTGTAATCACATATAAGATCAGTGCCTCGTTTAGGCAAAAATGTTTGTGATGAAAAAGTTGATGCATTTGTAACACCATCAGTTACACGTGGTCTAAAGTCAAATGAATTTGCAAGTGAATCACCATTGAAGAATGGAATGTTAGCGTAATCAACTCCACTATAAGAATCAGCAATAAAGTAATCACCTGCACCATGTGTGAAGTATTCAAAATATACTTGTACTGGAGCAGTAGGTGGAACGAATGAAGGTTTAAGTACCAACCTACTATAATCATAATAAGTTAATCTTTGTCCATCATCAAAATCATATCTATCTGAAATATCAATACTGTATGTGCCGGTAGGTGATGCAAATGTACCAGTATCCATTTTAACAGAAACAACTCTAAAACAATCAGCGACACCCAAAGGTAATATTGTTGCAGTTGCCTTAGTTGCAGTTGCGTTAGTATATACTATGTTGGTATAATTTGTTGTTTTTGTTTTCTTAGTGAATGCACCTAAACTAGATTTATTTACTGCCGCTGATATAACAAAAGCAGTTGTAAGATTACTCGCAAATGTTAATGTTATAGTACTAGAACTAGAACCAGAAGCACCATATGATGTTGGTGCAACTACCGCACCAGCCGCGGTTATTGCAAGGTAGTTACCACTTGCGGCAGTAGAAGCAAATACACCAGAATCAGCAGTAAGTGTTATTGCTCCAGCACCATTAGTACTACCAGTAAATCTTTCGAATACGGTATATGTAATATCAGTTACAGCGCTGATTGTTTTATCCGCAATAGGAAATACCAATGATTGATTATTAGATTCTACAATTTTAGTTGTCGCTAAACTTATAGGAGCCCCTATTACGTTTATAGCGGCGGTATCAATTATAATATCTTGATTATTTGTAATAGTTACAACCCTACTTAAAGTCGTTGCATTTATCCATAGGTAATCACCAGCCTTTATAGAAGTTAGGAATGATGTACCTGCGCCTCGTAGATATAATCCAGAACCTTGAGTTGCATAACCAGCGGCAGTATATGATGTAATAGATTGTCCAGTAAAAACTTGATATACAGGTTTTATATCTGCAAGGAATGATGAACCAGAAAATGATTTTACATCACGATTAAGTGTGTATCCAGAATTTACTTTTATTTCAAATAAGTATAGTTTATATGTAGCAGAAGAGGTGTGTAGAGTTCCATTATCCCATTCCATACATCTAACTTTAGCAGTACCTACAGCAGTACCCGTACCAGTTATTTTATTATATAAAGTTACTGTTTCGTTTGCCTTAAAGTCTGGTATACCCGTAATGTTTGTAACAAGTACATAATTTCCTATAGTAGATGAAATAACACCATTGTATGTTGTATTTGTATCTCTTGCTTTATCTACAGAAACAAATTCTATAGCGGGTTTCTCAATTTCATATCCTTGAATATAGGCCTTTCCAGGTTCCATACCAATTGCAAGTTTAGTCTTTGTACCAAAATCTGCAAATGCAGTAGCAGAAGCAAGTGTACCAACACCTGTAATTGCAACATTTGGATTAGATGTATAACCAGAACCGTTATTTGTTATAACAATACTAATAACTTTACCATTATTAATTTTTGCAACAGCAGTTGCACCAGTACCACTACCTCCAGAAATAACAACATCAGGCGCAGTAGTGTATCCAGAACCTTGATTGATAATATCAATTCTTCTAACTTTACCTAATGCATCATATATTCCTCTATTGTATACTGGGCTATCTGTATATTCCCATTCTACACCAGAAACACCATCAAACACCTTTCCGGCTGTATGTACAGGACCTGTACCAGTAACAGCAGTACCATCATTTCTAGCAACATAATATTTGCTACTATTCGTTACAATATCCCCAATTTGATATTGTCTTGAGGCTAACCAAGAACCCCTTGAATTGTTTCTATGTTCACGAACATCAATATTGAAAGGTGTAACGGTATAGTTACCAGATTCATCATATGTTCTACGTGCAAGAGTTTTTTCAAGAATAGAATAATCGGTGGTTGTAACTATAGATGCTGTCTTACCATCTACAATGCGTCCTAATTCAATAAAATTGGTATCAGATTCCGCACCGATTGACAGTTTAGATAGAGTTAAATCTATATAATATCTGTGAGCACCTGGAGCAGAATAATTGTAACTACTTTGAGCATTGTCTAATAGTGTTTCATTTTCTTCAGGAGTTACGATTGATTCAGTTGCAGTAAGACCAATTCTATAGGAAGGTATATTTGAATATTTTTCTAATATTATTGTTTGCGCTTCACATAATACAAAATATCCATTGACATAATAGACACCTTGTTTAATTATCGCAGCGGCCGCAAGACCAGTCGCTAATAAAGACTGTACTTGAACAACGCCAGCAGAACTAGTAAGAATTTCATTTTCTAAGAAAGATACAGAATTTGAACTAGAATTTGAAGTTACATACCGAACATATATTGTTGCAGGATCAGTAGAGGTTGCAATAGAAGCATATAATACCTCCGCTGTTGCTCCATTTGACCCTGTAATTCGTGTCCCAACTAAATCATTGATATAGTTGTTGATGTTTATCCCAGAATATGTAGATACCAACTTAACGTAATTGTATTTTGTATCAACAGAGAATTCACCGGGTATAACCATTGCACCTTGAGCAAATATATGGTCACCATGACTCTTAATTTGATTCTGTAAGATAGTCTGTAATTGCGTCAATTCCCTTGCTTGAACAGGGTAACTAGGACGGAATAGTATTCTATAAAATTTATTAGTATCGGAGAAATCATCATAATACGGTTCTGTATTAAAATCTAACATAGTTCTTATTGTCCTGAGAATGTGTATTTCATTATTTATTAGAATCCAAATATAGTTCTAAGTGTAATAGCCTGTTGAGCAGATGGTGTAAATGCTTGTTTATTGTCTATATACATTAAATCTCCTGAATATTTATCAATTGTTGGTGCAGTAACACCAATCGCAAGGAAAGATAATGCGTTATTTGAATCTTTATAAAATATATCACCAACAATAGGAGATTTATTATCAAGTGATTGTATCAGTACAGCAGATCCAGTATTTGTAACAATTCTAAATCTAGTAGCATCACTTGTTAATCGTATTAGGGTATCAGCAGGAAAATTAGTTGTATTGATAGAACCTGTAATTACCCAACATGCAGATGATAGTATAGTAGTTGATATATAAGTTGTACCATATTTATATGGGTTTCTAATAATACCTATTTGTCTATAGTCGTTATTAACCGAGAATCCTTGATTCTTATCATTAGATACATCACTAAAGAACATTAAACTTTTAGCGCATAATTGATTTAATGCATTCTTACCATGCCCACCATATGGTGAGATAATTGCCCTTGCCTTAGCACCGTAACCATTACCTGTTATCTGAACTATTGCTCTTGTATATCCAGTTCCCTGATTTACGATATTAATTTTTGTAATTCTACCTGATACAATAGTTGCAGTTGCGGTACACCCTACACCATCACCTGTAACAGTAACAGAGGCACTAATATAATTTACACCTCCTGAAATAACAGGTATATTCATTATCTTACCAGATGTAGTCAACAGTTCAACATTTGCTTGTACTGTATTAACATCACCTACCGAAAGAACAGGTGTCAATTGTGCGTCAGTAGTACCATCACCCGTAATAGTAATATTTGCATGAGAATATCCTATACCACCATCAAGAATCTGTACACTCGTAATCTGGCCACCACTTATAATAGGTAATAATTTTGCGGTTGAAGTAACTGTAGATAATGCAATTGCGCCATTAGTTCCAGTTGTATCTGATATTGTGTATGTAGGAACAGATGAATAACCAGCGCCAGATTTTACATCTACAGTACCAGTTGCAGGAGAACCTACATATGTTAATGTATACCCGCCATTTACTACAGCGCCAGTTGTGTGAGTTGGTGCCGAAGCGCCTAATACACCAGTTCCAGAAGTAACAGTATATAACCTATTTGCATAATAGATTTGTGAATTAATAGTTGCAGATGCACCAGTTACCCAAATCGTACCAAACGTAACAGTAGGTGTAGTTGTATAAGAACCTAATGATGTAATTTTAACATCAATAACTGAACCTGTTTGTAATATAGCACTTGCAGTTGCCGTACCACTAGAGAAATTTACAGTGGGTGTATTCGTATATCCCACACCACCACTTGTGATAGATATTCCCCGAATTTGTTTATTCATCACCACAGTGGCAAGATGTGCTGATACTATTGTTAATGTACCTGTTGCGGTTCTACCTATAAACGATAGTGCGGCAGTACCAAGTGAAACAATACCATACGTATGAGTTGGTGCAGAAGCACTAAGTGTTCCGGCAACTACTACTCTATAGAAATTATTACTGTATGATACAACTTGTCCTAATACTACAGAGGACAAACTAACCCAGGAACTTGCATTTGAAAATGGAGGTGCAATTGCGAGAGTGGGTGATGTATAAGTTGTACCTTGAGTTTGAATACCAGCATCTAAGATGTATATTGGGTCAGCCTCAAGATATCCGTCACCGTCAACAACAATAGTAGCACTTGTGTACCCTTCACCCCTCGAATCTATTGTAATATTCTGTATATTACCATTTGAATAAAATTGTTGTTGTAGTGCGGTAACAACAGGCATATATGCCTCTGTTAAGAATTTATTTCTTAGGGCAGTAGGAATATTGTATATAAATTTCCAAACATAACCATCAGTCGTGGTAATACTATCTACAGTTGTACCATATGGTTGAGTAGTAGATATTGCTCCATTGTTATTGTCAATACAAATATAAACATTAAATTCGTCTGTTATAACATAAAAAACAGTATTTTCTAGTTTCTGTACACCATTTGCACCTACTGTTACTTTAGCTGTACCTGTAGCAGAGGCAGTTCCTGTCCCAATAAATGTTGCTGAAGGTGCAGAAGTATAACCAACACCATTATTAGTCATTGTTACATCAATAACAACACCATTAAGAATGGTAGTAGTTGCAGCGGCACCGGTGCCTCCGCCTCCAGAAAATGATACTGAAGGTGCAATAACATACCCTGAACCACCAGATGTTAAATTTACACCTTGTACGATTGTAGAATATTGATCATCATATTGATCATAATATGTACCTGAAGTCCATGTGTATCTAGGAACTACATATGCAACATCGGTAGTTTTTACCTGTTTAAGTGATATAATTTCATTTCTAGTATCGTGTTCATATGCCTGAGAATCTATAGGATTTTCAGGAGATAAATCATTAGTCCAACTTAAAGTTCTTCCTAAAAAATAATAATAATTTGAAGTTCTGGACACAATATCATTGTAAACACTATCAGCAATAGAGTTATGCATGATAGATTTTATTAATGTGGATGATGTTGTCATTATTATTTTTCTCGTAGTTGATTAAAACTTATTATTAAGAAATTGTGATTGTCCACGAAATTGATAATGAATCACCAGATGCTTTAGATACAGCAGGAAATGTTGTATGCGCTAACATTGTACCGACAGAAGCTGCATTAAATAACCCCGCTTCTGTAATAGAGTTAGTACCTGCAGGAGTTCCAGAGGCGAACAAAGCAGAGGCTGTTACTGTATTTGTTGAAGATGTGTAAGATGCTAATGCAACTCTAGCAACTTCAGTATTTAAGATAGTATCACCTAGAGCGGGAGTAACACCAACACCAGTACCAACACCCATCCATCCCATGACTGTCTGACCAACACCAACTAACCTAGATGCTATATGACCTTTACCGGCAGTAACAACTAAGTTTGGTACAATCATTGTCTGTTTTATGTTACCTTCTGGTCCACGAACTATGATTGATAATTCACCTGTAAATTTTAAATCTTCTACAATATTCATTTAAATTCCTAATTTTTTAAAAAGATTGTGCACCAGCGATGTATGTTGTGTCAACATAAAGGTCGGCAGAGTATGGGTTTAACATTATGAATCCACTATCACTAGCAGTGATATATTCAAGTATTGTAGTATTTAGTGACGGACTAATACCAGATGTTGAAATAATACCAACTAAATTAGATGAAGATGTTTTTAATGTATTACCTGTAACACCACCCGTACCTAGACCAACTCCATATGATGTACCACCAAATCCAGTAGTTACAGAACGACCTGTCAATCCCATCGCAGTACCCATAACAATTGCATTATTAATTGCAGTAGTAGCAGAACGACCTGTCAAGGTAACAGACATTTTAACACCTAGCGAGTTATTACTAGATGTTGTTAATCCTGAAATTGTTGGTATTAATTTATAGAATGCTATAGATGCAGTATCACTTACTGTTACTTCATCGGATACAACTACAGTTAATATTTTTAATAATGATTCTAATGATGTACCGGTATCAATAGCATTAGTAATAGAGTATTCCCCGAACATGGCAGAACCAGTTGGATGTACTATAGATTTTACGAATGATTTATAATTATCTAATTTTTCATCTATTTTTAATACATATGAAAATGGTTGATAATATTTACTATCTTGAATATAAACTGCATCATCAAGAAAACCATCATTATTTTTAAAATAACCTATATGTTTTGCAACAGCGCCAATATTTACAACTATAATACCCAATGTTGATTGATCTAGTACAATAGAACCACTTACGTTAGTATCATAAAATTCTTGTACTACCTCACCAGCATATGTTGGGTCAATTGCGGGTAATATGTCAGAGTTATATGTAGGCCTACTGATAGAGCCTGTTTCTAAGAAACTTTGTGTGGAATCGGTTAATGTTACATTTGTACCAACTACGCTAAAATTTACTAATGAGGATGTTGGTGTCTGATTAGATGATATGTATGCTGTAAAATTAGTGGTATACCCTATACCAAACGTAACAAATTCTGCTGATTTTATTCCATTATTAATATCTACAGATTTTATTTTTAGTAAAGAACCAAATCCTCCTGTACTAACAATTTCAAAAACTTGTCCAGGTTTAAATCCAGTTCCCGCCTGATATATAGAAACATCGACAGTGGTTGATATCACAGAACCTATAAAATCATTACCATCTTTTAATATACTACCTACGCCAATAACATCAAAGTATGCTTTTGTAAAGTAAAATTCAAATGTGTCTGTAGAATTCTGTGTGATTCCACCTATCTTTACTTTTGCAGGTTGATAACTTTTAATTAATACCTTAAATGTAGTACCAGATGATGAAATCATATCTACAGTACGACCTACTATATAATCGGGAGTACCTACAGATATCTTAACAAATATAGAATTATCTTGAACCCATTTACCATCAGATGGTATAAGAACACTACTGTAAGGATACTCAACTACAACTTCTTTATTGAATAGTATTCTAAACAATAATTTAAAAGATGCAGGTGTACCTTTGGCACTGTATAGTTCTTTAATATGACGAATAAGAAATCTTTCATCAACCTGAACAGATGGCATATTAACCAATAGTTCATGTTTAAAATATTTTATAAACGAATCTAATGTATAGTCAATATCCCTTACATTTTTATAATCAGTTGTTAGTACAGTATCTAAATATTCGTAATATGCCTCCAAAAAAGCAACAAATGTTTGGTGGTCCTCCCGAATAAATTCAGGAAGTTGCCCTGCAACCAATGATGATAATTTAGGTCTAATTTCTGACATTAGGTTCTACTCGAAGCAAAAATGTAATTTGTACCACCGGCAGAATTACCCATTGCAGTTTTATCTGGTATAGTAGTAATATTTAATCGTGTTGTATCTATTTCAACAATCTGAGTGTAAGCACTAACTACATCATTTGATTGAGGTTTAATTGTTAGTTCTAAAGTATCACCTATAATAGTAGTAATATTTAGGTTACTTATATTAATTACACCAGTTGAGTAATTTACTGATCCTATTGATTTATTAGTTATAACTCTATTTTCACCTTCGGTATAAAACAATTGTATATTACCAACACCATCATCAACAAGATAATGTACATGAAGAATATCTCCTTTTACATAAAATCCAGTACTTATAATAATATCTTCTGTTACACCTGAATAGTAAATAGGCGTAATGAGATTTACAATGTACTGGGCACTGACATTATATTTGGGTGTTAATGCACGATGAAGTAATATAGTTGATATGTTATTAATAATAGAAGATTCACAAGTGTCAATAGCCTTGCTCAACTTTGAGTACCTGAAAATACCATCAAACTTACCTAGTTCAGTACTGTTATAACTAATAATGGCATCATGTACAATTGTTGATATTTCACTCAATGATCTAGTTGTTTCTAATTCATTGTAATATACAGTTACACTCATTGAAAGTTTAATATACTCAGGGTCAACTATGACAGGAGTAACAATCAATACATTCTTAGGTGATAGTATAGAATTTAATACATAACTCTTTTCTTGATCTGTCAATATATCAGCATTTGTAGGTTTAATACAAATGAATATTTTTCCATAAATTGGGGGTGTGTTATCCTCGCCTCCCCAGACAGATACAGATTGTGCAACTTGAAAATTCGTGTATATTAATGATTTATAATCATCAATTGTTACTGCCCTATTCTGTGTTGCATATGATCTAGGAGCATTAAATTTTATAGAATCAATTGATTCTACACTATCTCCAATTGATGCAGCTGAACTTACTCTTATAATAGGAGTTGGTGAACCTGAGTATAAAGTAGAACCATTGTATTGAAATACTCTTGCACCATTAGGCGCATCCAGACTAGAAATGATATAATTTATTTCAACAATATTACCATTTGTCAATGATTTACCAAGAATACCGTCACCAAATGTTAATTCATATAACCCATCATCTATTTCTTTAACCCAATAAATCGTAGAAGTAGAATCAACATTAACTATACCATCAGAAAAATTATAGGTGGTAACATTAGATGAATTTGCTGTTTCATAAACTTTAACAATTAAGGTACTTATATCAACATTAGCGTTTGGTATTATAAATTTAGTTCCCGTAGATACGGTATAAGAATGTGTTAAAGGTACACCTTCGACAATTTCTATATCATTAAATAAATAATAACTTGATAATGCGTCCTTTACAGCAGTATATGATGATAACGTATAAAATGTATATTGCGTACCATCAATACCTGTTGTAAATGGTGTATAGGCAGGCAATACAATAATATCTGGTGATGTACTAGTGTACGGTATTGTTAATCCTATTAGAGCTCTAGCACAAGAAGCCGACTGTGGCGTATACCCCAACATCTTAGATAGTGATACAACACTGTTTCTTTTCCTTGCAGAATCAAGAAACATTTCATTAATTGATAGGTTGTTGTATATTGCATTATAGTGTGTATTGTATGATAAAATATCCAATAATACAGATAGACCAGACCCCTCAAAATCATAATCTTGAAAAGTTTCTTGACTTTTTAGGTATTCTTTTAGATTGAATTTTATTGTATCAAAATCTAACGGGGTTAAATTAATTCTTGAATTTGCCATTACCGAGTCCTATCCAGTACCAAATCTAATTGTATTGGTCGTTGAGTATTTAAAATTGAAAAAATGATTGTAATATATACCGAATTATTATCGGGCGATACATCAGCGATAACATCAATCAAATTGACTCTTGGTTCAAAATTATTAATTAAATCTGTTATAACTCTTTTCAGCGAAACGATAAGAAGTGGTGTAGACAAATCAAATAATAACCCATAAAGAGGTGACCCTATTTCTGAATGAAAAGGTCTTTCATAGTTTCTAGTTAGAACAAGATTCTTCACAGCAGTTTTAATTGCATTTTCATCATACCGCATAGAAACATCTCCTGTCACAGGATGAGCGGTAAAGTTTAAATCTATGTCAGAGAATATTCGTGTGTTTCTTGTCATGATAGTTATCTACTTTATTTTTATTATTTATGATAATATTTTACTTTAAATATTGACAACCACTTGACAACATGTTATTATAACTATGTACCGTGTGATATGACCCTACTATTTAAATCTTGTTGAATTAGTTGTTCTACTAAGTCTTCATATGTTAGACCTTCTGATAGCCTAACATATAGATTATCAGTTAAGAAACTTGCCTTGATCATAGCATTTTCATATGTTCTATCATCAGGTACAGGTTTAAAATAAAATTTATTATCTTGTGTTTCCATTATCAACCCGCAAATACATTTGTCGAACCTGTTGAAATTTTATGGTCATAATGACCATCAGAATCATATACATCATCAATTCTTCCTATATTTTTTCCATTAGCAAATACTGTACTACTATATGTACTTAAAGCAGGTGCATGATTTATAGGTGCAGCAGTACAAGGATTACCATCTGGATGAGATGCCATTACATCATCTTTACGTACTACTCCTATACCATTTACAAATACTGTTGAACTACCTGCGGCTGATACTTGAGTGGTACCTGTATCCCAGTGATAAACATTCGTACCACATCCCGAACCCTGAGCACCATCAGTACATGTTATATTACTATTACCTCCTTTTTTAGCCAATCCTTTTGATGACATATATCACCTATACATAAAATTTATGAAAACCATTTGACCCATGTGACTTTGAACCCGAAGCATCAACATTACTATCGTCAACGTAAGTGGTACAAAGTTTCATACTACCTTTCATTGAATAAGATAAATGCACCCATACACTTTTACCCTTGTTTCTATATTCTAATATCACTTGATTATATGGTAATACTTTCTCTAATTTGACAGCTAAATCATAGTGTTCAGTTATATTCCTAGTTATCAATTGAATATCACATGCCTCTCCTTTATTATGAAAGGACCCACTAGTTTCATTTCTTAGACCAGATGTAATATTCCATATACCCTTAGGGTCTTGTTGTTTACAGGGACCTAATTCTACATATACTTTCTCGAGAATATTTTCGCATAGTGCAGATAGATTTGCAACCAATTGTTGTTTAGAATATGCACCATCAGGTAATTTAGTACTCTTTAATACTTTACCTTGAGCACTTGTCAACATACCCAATGTAAAGTTTGCACTCAATTTATAGTTGGATGGAAAATCAGTCATATTATTAATTTCAGCAAGTTTTTCTGCTGTCAATTGAGTTCCTGCTCCAGAACCACCTGTAGCGGATGCAGAATCTTCGGCCGTACCTGCTTCACTACCGTTATGTTCATAGTCACTTGTTCCCACTATACTATTTCTGACTTTTTGTCCTTGTGCTGAACCCCAATCTTCATCAGTTTCATATTTGTAAATACCGTCAGTATGCCTAGCGGGAGGTACTAAATTAGGTCCACCTTCACTATGTGCAGAATCTACAGGTGGTACTACTAACGCAGATGTATCTGTAACACCAGCAGTAGAAAGGTTAGTTTTTCTTTCAAGTGGACCATTCCATTTAGTATCATATACATTAGGTGCATCGGGTAACGCTACATTATTTAATACTGCATCCATTACGCCTTTATTTAAAGAATTAGGATTATAAGTACCTGCCGGTGTTAGTATCGTATCAACTAATATTAGTTCTTCATCCCTACCATCAATAGGATCACCTTTAAAATCAACAGGTACTTTAGATGTTCCTAATTGTGTCAACGGCGTAATAGATTCGATAGTGACCGGACTTGTAGGATTTAATTCTATGTTAGTGCCAGTTGCATTTACATTGTCTGTAGCAAATACATTAACATTACTTGATGATTTTATTTCTGTATTACCGGCAGTTGATTCTGTTTTGATAGAAGCTGCTTTAATTTCAGCAGTCTCAGATACATCAACTTTAAATGATTTTGCTTTAATCTCAAACGCTTCTGAAGTTTCATATTTAATACTACTTGACATTTTCATTAAAGTCTCAGCAGTTGAGGCAGTATCACCACCTTCAAGACTCATTGACTTTGCTGTTTTTAATTTTAAACCATCGGTTGATTCAATCGACATCGTACCTATTGCACGGGTATTCATCGTTTTTCCAACTTCTACGTTATAGTTGCCTTCAACCAATACGTTATAGTCACCACCAACCGCAACATTTAAATCTTGAGCAACACCCATATTAACATTGTTATGAAATACAGCATCAACTTGTCCACATACTTCAAGATTTGCATCACCTTGACATAGTATATTCATTGGACCAGAAACAGTTAAGTTACAAGTTCCGTTGATAAAGATGTTTCCATTATTTTCAGTGATATAATAACCATCACCTACGATATAGTTTATTTGTGAACCATTAGGATCAATTTCGATAAACGTACCTTTACGATGATAGAGATTAATTCTCTCGCCTTCTGGACTATCATCAAATTCTAATACATGACCACCTTCTGATTCAAATACTTTATTATATGGATAAATTGTATTGTATGCAGATTCTGGTTGATCATACGTACCACCATTTGCTATAGGTATATCTTTCTTTCTGGTAGTATCTTTAAAGTTTACATGAGTACCCTCAATAGTACCTCTTGCCAGTCTATTTGTATCTGGTTCATTCATATAATCCCGCAAAGGATATTTTCCTTCAGGATCACAAAAACCTTTAGTCGTAAAGTTTGCTGATCTATCTTCAGTATACGCTTCTCTTTTAGAAGGAGGTAATGCATTTATCTCAGCGGCAGTTTTGTCTGAACCTGTAGATACTGCATCTTTATTAGTTGGCGCTGGTGCGGCCTTGCCACCTAAAAAGTATTCATAATATAATCTCTTTTTAGGATGACCTTTAGCCGCACCACCAACTTTACTCATTAGAAGTTCAAAGAAACCTGGGTCCCATTGTGCCTTTTCCCAATTTGACATTTTCCACTTGACATATTCTACCATAACTTTACCACCAAACTCAGGTGATTGCATCACCAAATCTGGTTGATTGACTAAATCAGTATCTAATTTTTTACCTATGGCCGCATAGGCCTCTGGAAATGTTATCTGAATATATCCTCTACCGTGATAATTACCTATAGAAGCACTTTTTTGTTTGCTAGTACCATAAATGAAACCAAAGAATTCTACCCTAGTAAACCTATTAGGTTTATTATCCCAATGTTCTGCCTCTGCTTGTGTAATTCTAGGCCACGTACCCAGTATACCTTTAGTTGAGTATGTGTGATCTTCTGCCGCAGTATGCAACCATTTACTTTCTACGCCAGCAATACCAAGTAAAGCACATTTAGCATATTTTGATTTTAATCCTCCTGCCTCACATGCAGCAATAATTGCAGCAATTCCTGCAACTGCGCCTTGATAATCTTTAACAGAACCAGAAGGTGGTGTTGCTGGTATTGGTGTACTTTCTATTGCATCTGCCATTATAAATCCTTAAAAATTTGTATCAAAATAAAGTAACATTTCATCGGTAGATTTAAATGTTTTTAGTACTGGTTGAGTAAATGGTAAATATTGAGTATCTGTATAATTTTCAGGAGTTGTCAATGTAACAGAGTATAGTTCAGTTGTAGTATCAAATGTTGCCGTTGCAATAGATTTGTTACTGTTATCTGTTTGGTTAATGTTATATGTTACCGTGTTACCTTCGGCAGACTGCACTGTTACCGCAGATATGTTATATTTCAATCCCTTTGCCTGTTCTACAGGAGGATTTGTAATATTAATAATTTCATCAATTACATCAGTTACTATATCACCTGCACCAGTAGTCAAATCTCCATCGTCATTTGTAGTAATAATTCTACCACCAGATTCACTCATATAGGTCGCTGTTTGTGTATGTGGTATACCACCAATAGTACCTATCATGATAGGTTGTTGGGCACTATCACCATCAAGAAATATACATATTACCCAAGTACCCTGTACAACACCTGTAGGTGACCAGCCAATACCTGATATAGATGCAGAGTTTATAGTACCCATAGGATATGCCCATGGCAAATCATCGGTAGGTAACTGTACCTTGTCTTCTGTATGCAATCCAACAACACGAACTTGACATCTTCCCATTTTTAATGGATCTAATCTATTTTCAACACACCCTAAGTAGAACATTCAAAATACCTTATTTTTTATTCAAATCTTTTACAACAGACTCTTTCACAATTTCCATTGTACATTCATGGCTATTTTTTGTGATAAAGTGATTAATTGCGGCAATTATATATGAACCAGAATATGCTTCATCAATAACTTCTGTATCTCTGTCCGATGTAGGTTCACCCTTGTACATGAATACGACTATTCTTAAACCAACAGTATAGTCCATTCTACCAGGAACAATAATCTCAATACTACTTGCCTTTATTTGTTCCATCAAAGAAACTCTATTTTGTATAACAGATGCATTAGTTACGTCACCGAAACCTTGAAAATTCTCTGTATACTTTGACATATTAAAAATTACTGCATTGTGCCTGTATATGGCTTTGTTAGTAAAGATTGGATATTTGTTCAAGTGATACTGTTTACTAAAGGCACTCATTGCATCATACCCAGTTGAATTAACAATCTTAGTTGTTATATCATAGGTATACAGATTAGAACCAAATAGACCACTAGATACTCTATCAACATAATCATATGCAGTAGGAATCTTTATATCTCTAATTCTTTTATAATCTTCATTTGTATTTCGAGCAGACTCCCCATCAGGTTTGATATCTCTTATGTAATTATCATACCGAAATTCTTGGTATATTTCAGTCCTATACATTGATTCGAGTGATACAAAATTGAACCCATACCTATCTTCAAAAAATAAGTATGATGCGGAGCCATTCATGTTCGCAGAAGTATCTGCAACATAGTTTAGGCATTTTACTGGTGTCCAAAAGTTTGAAATAAACTTAGTATCATTGATAGTAGGTTCAACAGAAATTTTATCTACTTGTAATCCTAATGTTTTATCAGTTAATAATTGTGTTGCAATATCAGAACACTTACCAGAAAAAGTTCTACTTACTCTCTTGTTTATATCAACCAAAGCGGCTTCTGATATAAAATGTAATTGGTAGATGTAACCCTTATCGCCTGTAGGTTGTCTATCAGTCATTTTAGTAATATAAAACTTAGCATTCATATCACCTTTGCCTAGCGCAGGTGTTGACAGTTTCATATTAAGATATTCTTCACCGATAAATGGAAATACATTCATCATATCTAACGAATCTTTTACGGTCAAATTGCCAGATATAAATGGTGAATAGATATCCTCAAAAATTGAAATACCTATAACCTGATTAGTAATGTCTTGATAGAATCCGTTTGTCGTTGTTATACGAATCTCTTCAACATTAATATCACCTGCAGCCTGTAATTGATTAGAGTCTGTAGAATCTGAGGCCATGTTATATCAACTCTTTAAAGTTTGCTAAAATCTTATCAATCATTATTTTAGGTACAAGTTTTATACGTCTTTTAGATTCATTGTAAGTATATTCATAATCATAATTAGTAATAGAACCGGTTGAATGTGCGGCATCTACAGTATAACCAGCATCATTTACATAGTGATGAATGTCGTATTTTGTATTACCATATTTTGCTTCAATATGTTTTTCCATATCTAAATTTGATAATGGAAAATCAGCTCTGTAATCAAACCGTTCATTTTGTAACATAACAATCCAATGATAATTAGGATTGCCATAAATGCGTTCAGCTATATGTTCAGGTGTTTCGTTGTCTAGTATGTCATATTCATCAAAAACAGAAATATTAGCAAGTACATCTCTTCGAAATCTAATATTACGTGTTATGTCTTTAACAACTAAAGAGGTTTCTACTCCACCAATATCAAATTGATAAAACATTATAGGAAAATTCTTGAAGTACATTATTATAATCCCTTTATGATAAGTTCTTTGGACATTGTAGTCAATTCTTTAAATGTTAATGACATTTTAATTTGTGTCGGCATACCATTAGCAAATGTGGTAAAATGACCATTAGGAGTATAGTTGATACTAAGATCAGTTAATACGCAAGATGTATGTCTATTCAAATGTAGATTTTCAGTACCATGTCCAGTATAATATGTTATGTCAAATTCTGAAGGGTATAAGTATAGAAATGAATTTGAATCTTTAAATTCAGGTTGCATATGAAACTTAAATGCATTGATAATTGATTCTACTTTTTTTGCCTCTATTTCATCCCTAGGAAAAAAGTCATAATCAAATTGAAATGTTCTATAATCAACGCCCTTAAATACCAATTCTTTTCTAGGATTAGGTGCCAACCCTGTAGCGGCAGACACAGCGCCAGCATTCTTACCAGTAGATAATCCTATATTTGCGGCAACTTCTTTACCAACACCAGTGAGATTACTATTATTATCTAGTGTTAAGGCTTTCAAGGCTTCAGAACCTACTGCACTAGTCATATACAAATCAGCTGTATCTGTCGCTTCCCAAGAAGTAGAATATTTTACATTAACTTGATTTGGTACATGAAGTGCGATAGCAGTTGTTAATCTTTTTTGTTCTCTTGTCGTTGTACCACCTATAGAGGCAGCGGCTCCAAGTGTCAGAGCGCCTACTCCTGCTTGCGCTAATGCGGCAGTTGCTCCGGCTCCAAATCCCTTGACCATTCCAGTTCCTATAGCCTTAGTAGCGCCCGCCATTCCACCTGAAGCATACCCAGAAATTGCATTCCATACACCAGATGCCATTCCTCCTAAAGTACCAATTGCAATATCTTTAGCGGCAGTTGAACCTATTGCGGCACCAGTTAATCCTAAGGCAGTTTGAGGTACCGCCTCAGTTGTCATTCTAATTCTAGGTATATCAAGATTTGACATACTGATAGAACCCATATTACTATTACCATCAGTTTGAAACTTAGATGCATTATTAATATTGATGTAAAACACTACCATATTACCACCATACATATCATCATGTAGGTCAGAGGGATATGTCATGTTATCTATAGAGTATTTGTTTTTACCACCATTAAAAGTGGTTGCGGCATTCTCAGCATACCCCATTAGTGGTACTGCTGTGCCATAATTTAAAGACGGGTTTTCGGATGCCATGATGTTACCTAAACTAAATAGTATTATTACTTATTTATATAATAAATGGCAAAGTATCATCAAGGAAAATATATAGTCAAGAGTCCTGAGAAATATCTAGGAAATCACTTGAATGTTGTCTATAGGTCCAGTTGGGAATTGAAATTCATGAACTGGTGCGATAGTACGAGTACTGTTGTGAAATGGGCAAGTGAAGAAACTATAGTACCATACAGATGTGCCACTGATAATAAAATACATAGATACTACCTAGACTTCAAGATACAAGTTAAAAGTAACAGTGGATTAAAAACATATCTAGTAGAGATTAAACCTGATATACAGACAAAGCCACCCGTATTTAAAGGTAAACAAACAAAACGATACCTAACAGAGTCACTAACATTTATGAAAAATCAATCAAAATGGGAAGCCGCTAACTCTCATGCTAAAGATAGAGGTTGGGAATTTGTTGTATTAACCGAGTACCATCTAGGAATTAAATAAATGGCAGATAAAAAAGTAGCGAGTTATTATGACGTATTTTCGGTAAATAAATATAACTTAGTAGACATAACAAGAAAGTCATATTCATGGTATACGCAACAAGCGTCCTTAATGAGTAGACAAGGGTTTACTGCAAAACGTGTAATTAATAATCCTTCTGGTATACATACTGGAAAAGTAGTACCAGGAAAGTTATACATGTTTGCCTACGATCCTAAACATAAAGATACATTGCCACATTGGGATATGTTTCCAATGGTATTTCCATTTTCAATGACGAAAGATGGTTTTATTGGTTTAAATATGCATTATCTACCTGTACCTTTTCGTGTAAAGTTATTAGATAGATTGATGGAAATAGATGGAACTAAAAATAGTAAACGAGTAAAAATGCAACTCTCATGGGAATTAATTTCTGGTGCATCTAAATTAAAACTACTTGAACCTTGCGTTCATAGGTATTTAGGTTCACACATATACTCACAGTTAAGAGAAGTAGAAAGGGTAGATTGGGCAACTGCAATGATGTTGCCTACTCAGAAGTTTGTAGGTGCAAATAGTTCTCAAGTATGGAGAGATACAATGAAAAAGGCAGGAATGTACTAATGGCAATGTTAAACGAGTTTACTGCACTAATAAAAAGTACAGGATTAATGAGGAATGCCCGATATAGTATAGAAATGCCTTCACCTAATACTATCCAATATGGTACAAGATGGGCAAATGTTGATATTAAAAACATAATGTTGTTATGTGATCAAATTCAGGTGCCCGGATTAAATTATACTACTACTGCAAATCTAGCATATGGTGAAACAAGAGAAGTACCGTATACCCGCATGTATGACAATATTAATATGTCATTGTATGTCGATAATAATATGATTACTAAAAATTATTTTGATGATTGGTTGTTCTCTATACAGAACCCAGTGACTAGGACATTTTCTTATTATAGAGATTATATAACTGAGGCGACTATCAATGTTGAAGATTTAAATGATATGACCTCATATTCAGTAACTTTGCATGAGTGTTACCCAAAATCAGTTACAGCTATCCAATTAGATTATGCATCAAAAGAAGTTATGAAGTTAAACATTACTTTAGCATACAAATATTGGACAAGAAATACATATAACGTAATGGATAAAGAAGATAAACAGTTTTTTAATATGCCTATGCCAGAACTTTCAAATACATTCACAGGTGTCACTACTACTTCACGAGGTGTTTTGACTTCTGTACTGCCTTCATCTCAAGTGCAGAGAAATGAAAGGTCATTAGGCAACTTGGCATCCTCTTCAGGATCAGGCAGAAACAATAATACATTTTGATTAATATATGAAAATCAATGATAATTTGACACAAGTGTTTGATTTGGAACCAACTGAGTATACAGAGATTCCTAGCAAAACTAAAAAGGATATCATAGTAAAGGACAATAAGCCAGATGTTATTGAAAATGACTATGAAAATGTTCGAGATAATCTATATGATTTATTGAGTACAGGTACTTCTGCTCTTGAAGATATGCTTGAAGTTGCTAAACAATCAGAACACCCTCGGGCATATGAAGTAGTTGGTAATTTAATGAAACAACTAGCGGATATGAATCAACAATTGCTCGATATACATCAACAGAAACAAAAATTAGAAGCGCCATATAAGAAAGAACAGGCATCACAAGTAACAAATAATAATGCGATCTTTGTTGGAAGTACAAATGATTTGGCAAAAATGATACAGAATATGAATAATGGAGAAAAATAGTATGGCATTACCAATAGTACCGATGACTGTTTATAATTTAACTATACCATCTACAAAAAAGAACGTAAAATTTCATTCTTGGACTGTTAAAGATGAAAAGGCATTATTGATTGCCCAGCAAAGTGAAGATACTACTGTAATGTCAGATACATTGAAATCGGTAATTGAAGCATGTATCATTGATAAAATAGACATAAACACTTTAGCAACATTTGATGTTGAATATCTTTTTACTCAGATCAGAGCAAAATCAGTGGGTGAAGAAGTTGAATTGATTTTTAAATGTAGATATTGCACAGACCCAAAGGCTAAAATAAAAATAAAATTTGATCTAACAAAGATTGATGTTGTTACCCCCGAAGATCATACTAAGAAAATACCTTTATATGATTCTGTAGGTATTGTTATGAAGTATCCAACAATTGAAGTAATTAAACAATTAGAATTACTACAATCTTCTGATATTGAAACCATTTTTAATATAGTAGTGAAGTGCATTGATTACATTTATGATGATACCCAGTTATATTATGCAAGTGAATCTACCACAGAAGAATTAAATACTTTTTTAGGTTCTCTTAAAACAGAACAATTTGTTAAACTAGAAAACTTCTTTAAAACATTACCAAAGATGAAGAAAGAAGTTGAATATACATGCCCTGTTTGTGGCAAAGATAATCACGTTTCACTAGAAGGAATGACAAGTTTTTTTTAATAAATCTCAGCCATGAAAGTTTATCAAATTATTACAAGATGAACTTTGCATTAATGCAGTACCACAAGTACTCCTTGACTGAGATAGAAAACTTAATTCCATTTGAAAAAGATATTTACGTTGCTATGTTAGTGAGATACCTAGAAGAAGAGAAACAACGGATTCAGAGTAAACGAAATGGCTAAAACACCACCACAAAAATCAGGTTCATTGAACAAGGTACATGCTGATAGCCTTCAACGTATTGAGGGTGTAATGAAAAATGATTCGGTCATTCAGACCGAGCAGACTTCTATACTAAAAACTATAGCGCATATATCAGAACAAGAACGCCTATTAGATGTTGCCTCTAATCTACAAGAATACCAGATTAATAAAAGAGAAGAAGAGTCATTAAAATCTACTCATGAAATTGAGAAAGATGAAGATGAATCACTGAAAGAATTCAAAATTCTCAATAAGAATGTCAAGTCATTACTTGATATTATGTCTGATTCTATCACTGGTGGTCCTAAAAAACTTGCCAATAAAAATACAGAGATAGGTAACCCAGAAGCATTCGATTCTGCGGCAAAATTAATACCTACATCAGAATCTATAGAAGCAGATGCTAGTGAAGCAAAGAAACTAAAAAAGAATAGGTCAGCTGCAACTAAAACACTTGATTTTTTTGATAAAACAGGTATTGTCAAACGTGGTAGTACAGGTATGTTCTCTAAGATGTATGGTCTGCCAGAAGTTGCTAAGAAAGAAGAACAAGAAAAATATGTAAAACGTGAACAAGAACTAGGTAACGAAAGAGCACCAGAACGACTAGAAAAAGATTTTGACGAACTTCAGATATTTTTGAAGAAACAAGAAGATAATAAAGGTGAAATCGAAAGAACTAAAAAAGAATTAAACCTCACCGATGACCAGTTTGGAAAAACTAAACGAGGTAAAGAATTATTAGGTAGTGAAGGTTCAGTTGGTGAAATGGAAAAAATTGCTATGGCAATCGAAAAGTTAGATTCAACAATAGGTGGAGTTGAAAAATCAGAACTACCAACTGTAGGTCCTCTACCAGAAGAAGATGCTACACCAAACGATACCCCACACGAACGAGAAGTTGAACTTGATAAAGCAAATCAAGAACAATCAGATTTGTTACATAAGATTGAAGAAAATACAAGAGTAAAAGACATACCAGAAGAACCCAAAGTAGAACCTATACCACCTGCTGAAGTTGCTCAAGTTCCAGGTGGTCCCGAATTAGGTGATGCGGTATCCGGAATTGGTAAGTTTGCAGCTGCGGCTGCCATACCATTAGCAGTTGGCGTAGCCGGTGCTGCCATTGCCAGAGGCGCAGCTGAAGTATTTTCTTCATCTTTTGGAGAAGGTGGTTTTGATGTAATTCATGCATTGCATAAACAAGGTATAATTGATTACAATTTTGGTGACTCTGAAATACTTGATTGGAAGGCAGTTGAACAGTTGCCTACTGATACTATACAAAAGATGATTGATGCTGATGAATTTTCGGAAGAAGATACCAACATATTAAAGGACATTATCAAGGGAAATCAATTAGCCGAAAAGCCAATGACAGAAAACATGAAGAATTTTTCCGATCCAGGAGATAAATCAGTAGGTAAGTATGTGCAAGGAGAAGATGGTAAATTTACTAGAGTAGATGATGGTAAAAGTGCCGAAGAAGTAAAACAAGATGAAAAAATTATTGAATCTGGTGTCAAGGATATAAAGAGTGGATTGGATTATATTGATAAACCAGTTGTAGAAAAGGCGTCTAATGTATATAACGAGTCAGCAGAAGTTGCTGAAAGTGCAATGAAATCTCCAGTTAATAATAATACTGTAGTTGCACCAACAACTGTAAACAATAGTACAGTGAACCAACAATCTATTAGAATGTCTGTTAGAAATGAAGATACGACAGCAAGAAAATACGTATCATCGAGAAGTTCGGTACAATAAAAAAGGAGTCCGAAGACTCCTTAGTTGGGTACTATATTATATACTCTTTTTATTAGTCTTCATTTGCCAATCGACTGAAATACGCTAAGGTATCTTCATCTTCATCTTCATCAATAGCGGCAGGTTTACTCACTTTAGGAGTAGGTGCTGCGATTGATTGTGGTACTGGTTTAGAAAAACTAGGTACATCTTCATCAAAAGATAATTCTTCTGCTGTTTTGTTTGTAAACCCATCATTTGACAATACAGCTGCCAACTTCTTCTTCAATTCGTCATATGATTTGAATTGTTCAGGTTTAACAAACTCTTGAATATTATGTCGTTGTGTCATAATCTCAACAATTTTACTATCATCACCAATTGCACCTACGTCAGAAAATGTTGAATCATCATAGTTTGCATAACCTTCTTTCTTACGCATTCTAAATCTGAAATTTACGCCTTCCCATAAGTCAAAAGGATTTACTGGCACATCATCTTCAAAAGTAGGTTTAAGTTTACCCATCAGTTTTTCAAAGATTGCCTTGCCGTATTTGAACATGAAAACTTTACCTTCATTTTCAGGATGTTTAGCATCAGATACAACAAGGATATTAGAAATATATTGAGTACGTTGTCTTTGTGACTTGGCAATCTCAATATTTGCGGGAATCTTAGTTGCCCACAATGAATTGTTTAATTCAAGAACAGGATCTTCTTTGCCGATAGTTTTAAGACTGTTTTCAATATACCATTTACCAGTTGGTCCTTGAAAACCAAAATTATAAATCGTTACCCAAGGTGCATTATATTCGTCACCTTCGATATTAGGTAGAAATCTGATAACAGCAGAACCGTTACCAAGTTTATCACCTTCAAGTGACCAAAATCTTTCATCTTTGTTATTAGTTCTTTGAGTAGTACCAGTTTTTTCAAACTTTTCGATGATTGAAGAGAAGTCAGTATTTCTTGATTTTCTTAGAGTATTAATATCCATTATTTTTCCTATTTAATTTAATTTAAAGTTACTATGGACTATTGGTGTTACTTTCATTATAGGAATAGCCACCTATAAATCATTGAGTTCTTCAATAAAAGAACTTACAATTGGGTCGATACGATTCTTATCGTATTTTACAAATTTTTTTAATTTAGAAATTCTGCGTATATCATTATCCCAAAATGCTGTAGTAAAGTATGCATTCTTCCAAGAGTCTATTATATTAAGATAATCATCTAGTATTCTAACCGATTCAACTGATATATGATTACCTATGTATTGTGTTAGTATACACGGAGGAGTACCAAAAGTAAAGTCTAAAACATCATTTTTTGATAATTTATTATTCTCGGCATATCGAATAATTTTATTCATATCATCAGTAAATATTTTAGTAATACTTTCTTTTCTCTTAACCCATTCTCTATAGTAAGAAATGGATTCTTCCTCTTCGTATATTACATTGGCATTACCATATGCAAAATTAGCAACATAGAATTGTATCAACTCACCATCTTGTGGATGTTTTTTTGCTAATTTTTCAAATAGTAATTTATCATTTCTTTTATTGAAAGTCTCGGATGATCCTTTAACTCTACCATTCTTAAATACATCAAACGAATCTTTTGTAAAATGCAACCTTACTGCCATATAATATTGGAAGGCTTTATACCCATCCAATTAATCAAACTCCAAAGTTGCAGTTCTGGGTAACCAATTTAAGAATTGAAATTCAACTTCAAGTTTATCTCTCAGTGATCTATTGATCAAATTAGAAATATCTTCAGGTTCAATAAAATTATCTTCGCAGTATATCAGCAAAGCATCTATCAAGTCAATTTCATTCTTTAATGCAATAGTTTCAATGTGTAATGAAAATTCAGATTGTGTTTCAAAGAGCATTTAAACGACCCAAGTAAAATTGTGCTGTTTTAATGTTACTATCAACTTCAGAATATTCGGCAAACTTCTTATTATATGTTACCCACTTAGGAGAAGTTTTAGATAATTTAGAAAGGTTTTTATTCTTCTCTAAAAAGTTATCAAAAAACTCATTCATATTAGCCTTTTCAATTAACAATATCTCATACAACTCACGTAACACTTGAGTTTGGTATAAAGTAGCTGCAGTTGTAATTTTATTATACATAGATTTATTCATAGTTACACCTCAAGTTAAATTAATTCAATTCTACCTAGTTCAAACAGTTCTTCATTCCATACATTTCCTAATTCAGGAGTACGAAAATCTGGTCTGGTTACTTTGAGTTCTTCATCACCCCACACTACTTTAGTCGTAGCACAATGCAACAAACCATCTTTGATATCAGTCACGACACCTTCAAGGTAACAATCAAGGTTACCAGCAAAATCGTAACTTCTAATTTTAGTACCAACTTTAACTTTCAACATAATATATTCTCTCTTAATTTCAATTTATGAGTTATTATAAACGATCTAATTTAGAATGTCAAGGATTATTTTTATTGATGTATCTGTTTGATTTATATGAAATACTTGAAATTAAACATCATTTAAATGACATTTAAGAAAAAATAACCCTTGTCTGTGTACATTATTGAGATTTTCTTGAATTTTACCCTTGCAACATATTGATTTACAACAAGTAAAAAACAAGAAAATCATTAAAAATGCAATACTTAGACTTTTTGTACCTTCAGTACTTTGTAAAAGTAATGCTTACCTATTTTCACACTTGAACGTGGACGTTTCGAGGCTCTATATTTGAATGAATCAAATGAATCTAAATTTCCTATAGGATTTTTAGCTACACCAGCAAGAATATTTTTTGCCAATGCATGAAACTCTTCTACGTCTTTCTTCGGTATACGCTTTTGTGTATACTGTTGTTTTACTACAGAGCAGGCAGATTTGTGGAATATTTTAGTTGATCTGGTAACAATCGTTGCGCCTACTGCAAGTTGGCCAGTCAGAGGTTCACCTCTTGCCTCTGAGTATATTGTCTCAGCGACACATTTTATATCTTTACTTGAAATATTATTCTTTTTATGTACTGTAGTCTGAGCATATATTGATGCAGACATACCGTACAGACATAAGAGCATTATTGTTGCTCGCATGTGGTTCTCCTATTTTTTAGTGACAATATTAGAAGATGCCTAATATTGCTTCCCTAGTTCTTCGGTGGACTCATTGCCTATTTGAACATTTGTGGGATTGGTACTTCAGTGTATCTTATAAGCGTCTCCTATTAAATTGTTTAGTTTCGCAGTACAAGTTATTATACTACGAAACTTTTTATAAATCAAATTATTTCTTCCAACCACCTGTATCAGGTACGTAGGAACCGATTTTCTTAGTTATCGCATCATCTATATTAGGTTTTTTGCCTGTTTCTTTGACTTTAACATAGTTGGCACCTTTCTCGATGAAAGAACCACCAAAATCAGATTTAGTTATTGTAGCGTCTTTACCAGCAAGATTAAATGCCACCCAAATATCACCATCCATATAAGTCTGAACATTAATACCATTTGAGAAAATCAAATCGTGCATAGTCATAGCGGCACCTTTGTGAGTAGACACCATAATTGCATCAGATACCGAACGCTCGCGTGTAAGATTTTGTTCTTTTGCTTTTTCAAACTGATTGACAATCCAAACAATGTGAATGTTTTTCTTATCATAACCTAAAGGAATAACATTACGAGCAATTTTATCAAGTTTGTCGAGGTCTTTCAGAGTCACATCAAAAATAATATTAGGTTTTCTTTCAGTATCACTTGTAGCAATAGAGGTAAACAATGCTTTCTCAATATTGTCCGCAATTTTCATACCTGATACGATATCGTGTAACTTTGATACATCTTCAGTATTCTTTAATGATGCTGTCTTTAGGTCAAACCCAGTTAGTTCTTTAATCTTACCAGCTAACTGGACAGATTTCATTACCCAAGATTTAACATCATCTACATTGACAACTCTTCCTTCAATACCCAATAACTTAGATTGAATGAAACCTTTTCCACTCCCAGCACCACCAGCAAGGATAACAACTTGACCAAATTTAGGATAGGCTTTCTTATTAAAAGTAATGAGTGCTTCATCAAGAGATTCTTTCTCAAGATATGTTTTAAATGATTCAACAGCGAGTACTTTACTGGTAGATTGAAAGTTTTTCTTCCGCATAATAGTTTTTGCAGATAGTTCAATCATTTTTGATTTGCGATTGTATTCTATGTGTAATGGGATATTGATATCGGTTGATAGTGATTTTACCAACTCTTCAACTTCATCATCAGTTTTTGACAATTTAATGCCATGTTTATCATATAGACTGTGATAAATGTTTATCAATTCTGAGATAGTAATTTGTTTGCCATTTCTGGAGTCATTAATTCTTTCAAAAAAATGTTTACCAAACTCTACGTCAATACCAAGTTTATTAAATAACTTATCAAGTGATTTCTCAATAACTGATAATTGAATTTTGCTAATAGTTGTTTCTTCCGCCACAGTATTATATCCTAATTAAAATTGTTTCTATTATTTATGCAATGTATCAATTAGGTGCTATTATAGTTCTATAACCACCGAGATAACCATCATATATTGATTCATAGTGGTATCCATAGGGAACACCTTGATATTGGGGAGGGTATACCATAGTAGGAGGGTATACTGGTTGAGGTTGTCTATACGCATTACCTACAAATGTACCTATTACAACGCCACCAATTAGAGGAACAACCCAGCTATTCTGATTAGAACCCTGATAATAATGATGATTGTAATACCCATCAGCGCTTGCACACCCAGACATTATCGTAAATACTACAATAGTTATTATTTTTTTCATTTTGATATTAATTTATCTATCATATAGTCATATAGCATCAATGAACCGTAAACAATAGGACCCATGATACCTGCGATAACAACAAAATACTGTATAAATTCTAACATAATATAGTTCCTTTCAATTAAACGGTATAATTCATAAATGGTTCATCGGTTAGGAATGCTTTGAAACCTTCACCCAATTCTTCCATCAATATATCTAAAGACCACTGATACCCTGTATGGCTTGTGATGAATTTTAATTCTTGTTCACATACTTTAAAAATATCCCACTCTTTCATAATATAGTTCCTCTTCATTAATTTAAGACTTATTATAATACTAATGAAGAGGAGTGTCAAGGTTTATTTTAAAAACCTAGATTTTCTTTTGCAATTATATACTGTTTAACTAGACTTGATCTAACAATATCGGCACTGGTAAAGTGAATACGACAGAATTCATCCATACTATTGGCAATCCTAATAAAATCAGGCATACCTGATACTTCGGAAGATTTCTTCAGTAAATCATTTTGTCCAGTATCACCAACAAACAGAATCTTTGATTGGTGACCAATACGGGTAACAACTGTATCCAATTCTTGGAATGTACAATTTTGACATTCATCCAATATCACTACTGAATTGTCAAATGACATACCTCTCATGGCAGTTGTTGTGGTAAACTCAATGTAACCTTGTTCTTTTAATCTCTGATATGCATCTTTCTTACCAAATAATGTGGCACAGATTTGAACATATGGTTCTTCATAAAGTGAAGTTTTTTCTTCAAGTGAACCTTTAAGGAAACCAACGTCCCTTGTTTGTACAGCAGAACGAACAATTAGAACTTGATTAAAACTATTCCCTTTGTCCATTACTTCTTCTAATGCCTTATATAATGCAATAAACGATTTACCTGTTCCTGCACTACCTGACAACATCATAAAATATTCACCTACCCTGTACGAATCAAAAAATAATGATTGATTTTCTGTGAGTGGTTTAAAAGTTTTTAAATCTTCTATACGCATTTTAAGTCGATTTGATTGAGCACCTTGTACTACTTTATCATTAGATGGTTGATTATATTTTGATAAATCTTCAAAGTGTGTGTCTACAATCTTAGCTCTACGTGCCATAAAGTTCCTGTTTATAATTGAGAAGAAAGTGTGTTTAATTCGCTACCGGGTGTTTTCTCATGTATCTTCTGTAATACCTCCTTAAAACCACTATCCAATTTACGTGTAGAAGTCAACTTAGTTGGGTCACCCAATGATGGAGCAGTTAATACAACATACTCCATATGTGGGTTATCTATTAAGTACTGTTGTTTAGAACCATAAGACATAGTCATTTCAGTTACCTGACCAGTCTCTTTATTGCGAAAATCATATAACGGCATTATATTTCCTTATTGTTGATATCATTATGTATTATAAAAATCTTCTAATGTATTTCCAGAATAAGTTACAATTTGTAATGCATCATGAACTTCTTGAGTCGGTATATCTTTCTTATTGCCTACAGTATTACATGTAGGATTGGCAAGTTCAATTAATGATAGTTCTATTTCTTCATAACTGACATTATATCCTTCTAGCAATATACTCACTTCTTCAAGTGTAAAAATTTTAATACTCATTTGGTCTAAATCTTTACCGTACAACCATCTATACATTCTAGCACCAAAATGATCATCACTATCAAGTTGTGTACCTAATATTCTTGAAACCCACCGATTTAATCTCATTCCAACAGACCTGAGTGAAAACCCAACATATACAGGTATTTCATTTCTATATATGAAATAGAATCCCTTAACATTGTGTAATTTTAATTCTGCAAATTGTCTTATAAAACCCATTTTAGTTCCAGAACTATCTATACCGCAATGGGGTTTTAATTCAACCTGTTTAAGTATTTTTTTGGCGATATCTTTGCCTGTATATATTAGGTTACCATCAAGTGTCATTTGCATAATATTATCTCACAATAAATTCTTTCAAATCAGGTGGACTGTAAGTTTCAGGTTTCAATACTTTACCATCTTCACGTTTCAATAGTTTACCCGATGTACTATCAACTTTACTCATATTAGAACGAGCAACTTCTTCAAATGCACCCATAATATTCCAACCACGACTATGAGCATAACCAACTAATACCCAAATTGTATCTGCAATACCATCAATCGTTTCTACATCATCCTTATTTTCAATGCCTTCCCAAAACTCCTGAATCTCTTCTTTCACTAGATTAGCATATAACTCAGCCTGTTTTGGATCTAATCCTTGTACATCTTGATCACCTGCTAGCATGAATCTACGCACAAGTTGAAACGGGTGTTCACCACTCATTAAATTCTCTGTCATTTCATTTCCTCATTGTTTAAATGTCAATATATTTTACTTCAAAAGTACCGGCAATAGGTTCGTATCCCGCATATCCTCTTGGATTACAAACTACTCTAGTTTCACCAATCATGTAATCATGGGTAGAGTGTGTATGTCCATGTATCCAAAGTTTAATCTGAGGTCTATTGGTAATAAATTCATCAAGGTTAGAATGAAATCCACCATTCATTAATTTATCTTTCTCAAATTCTTTAGACACACTTCCAAAACTAGGTGAATGATGACTGACTACAATATGTTCACCTTCACCTATTGTATCCCATATAAATTTTAACATTTTACGATGTTCTAGTACAGCATCATCAGGGCTAAACTTCACACCATCTTTATAGATAACACGAAAGTCATTCATTCTAGTCTTTATAAACTCTTTTGTTAAATGATCTTCTCTATTCATATCAGACCAAAGAGTACCACATATAAATGTGGTACCATCTATAACAATAGATTCTTTATCTAGTATATGTAGGTTCTTAATATACCCAAGGTGTTCTTTCAGCGTGTTTAGAGTTAAATTAAACCCATAATGGTAATGCTCATGATTACCCATAATATAGATTACTGTCTCAAACTTGTCACAACAATTTTTGAAGAAATTATGAATTCTTTGACTTCTAAAGTATCCAGTTGAATTATCTTCATGCAATGCATCCAAATCTGTAACAGTACATATATCACCGGCAAGAATCAATACCTTAGCGTCTTCTGTATTGTCAATTTCAAGAGGTCTTACCTCTAAGTGCAAGTCAGAACAGTATGCTATTTTCATTCTATTAATACCACATCATTAGGTTTAAATAATTTAGTTTGTTGACCGTTCCTTCCCATCCAAACTTCAACAATACCTTTATTATTGTGTTCAATTTTAACTATACGAAATTTATTATCATTCTCAATAATTACATCATTTTTATAGAGTTCTCTAGCCCTTAATGTCTTCATCGGTAGTTTTAGTCCTAATCTTTGTATAAGCGGTATTAACTAATCTTTTAGCAAATCGAAAACTTGAACCTTCCTTGGTCAAAGTTTTGATTGCGGATTTCTTAGCCTTCTTGATTTGTTTATCAGTTTTCCAAGAATCCATACTCATACTATTTACTTCTTTTTACTAAAGCCAATAACCTTTTAACAACTTTACCTTTGATTCTCTTATTGGTAGATTTCTCTGCCATTTCAGTCAACTTCGCTACACTCAACGGTTTAAGTCTAACTTTACCATTGCGAGTTAAAAGTGGAGTGTTTCTTGGACGACTTGCTTTTGGTGCTAATGCCATATTATATTCCTCGTTGTTGGGTTAATTTAAGCGGGTAATCTAAATCTAGGGGCATCATTGTATTCTGTTAATACACTAAACCCAAATTCTAAAGCAGGTTTTTCACGTTCTGAAACTTCTCTAGTGTATACATTAGTATATGATAAAGACCAACTAGGAATAAATGGTAACCATTTACCCCAACTTTTTCCGTAACCGTTAAATCCGTATGATCTTTGAAACCAGTTACCGGTGTCGCTCTCAGCAACTTCAATACTCATACCATAAGAATTAGAACCGAAAAAAGCACGTTTTGTTTTAGACATAATATATATATTCTCTCTTAATTTCAAATGATAAGTTATTATAAACTATCTAATTTCAGAAGTCAACAATTATTTTCTTAATTGTTCCTCATAAGCATCCATAAGATCATAATATTCATCATTGGGAACTCGTTTCAAGGTTCTGTGATAATCATCTAACTTAGATTTGATCATCTTCTCTTTACGGTAATGTGCTTCTTGTTTGATTGGATCATATGATTGATTGAAACCTTTAGGAGGATTATCCCATTCGTGTTTCATTGATTGTAACAAATTATAATGGTCACGTCCTGCTTTGTTCATTTTAGCAATTTTAGTCATTATCTACTCCAAGTATGTTTAATGTTCCACTTTTCAACAACTGGTTTACCATCATCATCTTCATCAACTGCAACATAGGCAACTGTCTTCTTTACATTAGCGAACCGAATTGAACCATCAAAGATAGCGATCTCATGAAGGAATCCATTATCAATACCCCAAGTTCCTTGACCAGGAGCAGTTCCCTCACTCAATTTATACTCAAAATAAGTACC